GATGAATGATGAACAAATCATTCCATTAGACATATCCTTTAATTTAAAAATATTTCATGATTATACTCTTGGAATAGTACCTGACCATGGAAGTATAATACCTCATTTTTGTTTAAAAAAAGATGGTCCTATGGATGATAGTAGTATTAAATATTTTAATAAAGTTCAGAGTATTTGTAAAAAGTTAAAACTTAAATCAAATAGAAGTAATAATATAATTGAATATTTTTTATCAAATGATGATTATAATTGTGAAGTAGTTTTTAAAAATAATGATAAAACTACTTTATGGAAGGGTATATTATTAATATTTGGAGGAACTTCATATGAAGATGAAGATATTATGGTAAAGGGAAATATTTAAGAAATATATATTTATATTTATGAGTTACATTTTAGGAATAAGTTGCGGTTATCACGATTCAGCTGCCTGTTTAATTAAAGACGGTAATGTATTGGGTGCGTGTGAAGAAGAAAGATTTACAGGAATAAAACACGATAATTCATTTCCAATAAAATCCATATCTTATCTATATGCTAAGAATGGAGTACAAAAAGATGATATTGATGCAATTTGTTTTTATGAAAATCCAAATTTAAAATTAGAAAGAATAAAGGAAAGTACCAAACGTGGCCCATGGTGGAATTACTTTACTAGAAGAAATATTATAAAAAGAAATAAAAAAGAATATGATAAATTACATATCACATTAAATAGTATTACTGGTACAAAAACAAAAATAATATTTACAGACCACCATTCGTCTCATATAAACTATTCATATTTAACATCACCATTTAAAGAAGCAAACATACTATCGGTTGATGGTGTCGGTGAATGGGAAACAACTGTCTTGGCTAAAGGAAGTAAAAATAAAATAGAAAAAATACAATCTATAAATTTTCCCCATTCATTGGGAATGTTATATTCTTCACTTACTGCATTTTTAGGATTTAAACCAAATGAAGGTGAGTACAAGGTAATGGGATTGGCACCATATGGTGATGCAAGCATTTACTTAAGCAAATTTAAAAAATTATATAATACAAAACCATTAGGTGGTTTTGAAATAAACATGGAATATTTTACATATGATTATTCTAATAAAAGTATGTTTACAGAGAAACTCGGAGAGCTTTTTGGATTTACAAACAGATTACCAGAAGAACCAATTGAACAACATCATAAAGATTTAGCAGCTACATTACAGGTAATATATGAATTTTTATTTTTTAAATTATTAAAGAATCTCCATAAACTAAATCCATCTGACAATATTTGTTTAAGTGGAGGATGTGCATACAATGGAACTGCAAATGGTAAAATATTAAAAAGAACTCCTTATAAAAACATATGGATACCACCAGCGCCATCAGATGCAGGTTCTGCTATTGGTTGTGCACTAGAATATTATTATAATAAAAATAATGATGAGTTAAGAAAAATAAATACATCTCCTTATCTCGGCCCTTCATATAATAAAAATGATATATTCTCTGCCCTTGAAAAATATGAAGACTATATTTACTATGAACCAAAACTATATGAACAAATAATCAATATAGTTGCAGAGGAAATTACACAAGGAGGTATAATTGGATGGTTCCAAGGTAGAAGTGAATTTGGTGCAAGAGCACTCGGTAACCGTTCTATATTTGCAAATCCAAGAGACCCACAAATGAAAAGAAGGTTAAATAGAGTTATTAAAAAACGAGAAGGGTTTAGACCTTTTGCACCAATTGTAATTGAAGAACTTTCTACTAAATTTTTTGAATATAATCATACGGTTCCGTATATGAATCAAGTTGTAAAAGTAAAAAAACAATATAAAAATGATTTACCTGCTATAACCCATGTAGATGGTTCTGCTAGAATACAGACTTTAAATAAAAATCAACATAAACTGGTTTATGATTTATTAGCTAAATTACATATAATAAATGAATATCCAATTGTTATTAATACTTCTTTTAATTTAAAAGACCAAACTATGGTTTTAACTCCAGAAGACGCTATTAAAACATTTCTTAATTGTGAAATGGACACATTAGTACTTGACAAATATATTGTAAAAAAGAAAATATTATAATACTTATTGACAGAAGAGGATACTAATAATAGGTTATAAATTCCCTCGAAAATCTCTAATCGTATAATAAAGTGGTTAGAAAACAACCCTACTTTCGTGGGGTTTTTTTATACATAAATATATAAACCCATCATACACTTCTCATATTGGGTATTGAATATATATTGGAATTTTTTTCATTGTATATACCATAGTTATTGAGTGGATATCCCTTAGTTTTGCAAGATGGAAAAGTTATTTACATTTAATTAAAACAAAAGGAGAACAATATGGAATTTTTGAAAAAAATAGGCTCATGGGCCGAAGAATTGACAAAGATTGGTATCAGTTTCATCGCCTTTGGAGTAGTACTTGAAGTACTCTTCTCAGGTGCAAACATCCCTTTCTGGCCAGAAGTATCAGTAGTTGGTAACATTATGGACATATTAGGAAGTTTAAGTGCTGAGGGTCTGTTAGGACTTGTAGGGGCTTTTGTACTGTACCACATTATTAAAAAGTAAGAGTTAGAAGTAATTCTTACAACGCGTTAAAGATTAAGCCTCACACTAAAAGTGAGGTTTTTTCGTTTACTATATTTATATACAACTAATATGGTATAATCATGAGTATAAATTTTGAATTATTTCCTGGAAAAAATTTAAGTGGGTTGTTTGAAGATATTTACGAAAATCAAAAAAACAAGAAACAAAAAATATCAGAACTAATTGCCGAAATGAAAAAGGTAATTAGGCATTCTGGTGATATGGCAGTAATTGGTCCAATCATAAAAGATTTGGTAGATACATCAGTTCGTAATGATGAATCACTTCTTAAGATGGCTGCAATTGCACAAAGAATGGTGGCCTCAAAAGAAAAAGTAGAAGGTGATACTGGATTTCTTAGTGACCAAGAAAAAGAACAATTACTTAATCAACTAGAAGATACTGCTTATGAAGTAGAAAATGAAAAAATAAAAGTTGATGATTTGACTAACGAAGTTGAAGAACTAAAACAAAAGGTAAGTAATGAGTAGAAGAATCCTTTCACAAGTAGTAAGAAGAACCAAGGAAAGTGTTAATGAAAACATTGGCCTGGGTTTAGTTATGGATGTAGTTCTAGATGGAGATTCCGAAGCAATACGTCCAATAGAAGAATCAGACGAAGGTATAACTGATAAAGATTATAGCTCAATCGGTTCTGCAAAAATAAGAAAATTAAATGACCAAACTGCACAAACAGAATCTTTAAGATATTATACACCATATGATTATTCTTTTATAGATTTACCAATTAAAGGAGAAATAGTAGAATTAATAAAATCTGAAAATGGCAGCATATTTTATAAAAGAATTATTTCACCAAATTTAAATACTGGTAATGCTAAAATAAATGCTCAAACAAAATATTTCAACACCGATGAGGGTTCAGTAGGAAATTCTAAAACTTATAAAGAAACCTCTCAAACAGGAGCCACAAAAAAAGCTTCAAAAATTTCAACTGATAATGAAAATCACGGAGAATATTTTTCAAAAAACAAAATAAACCATTTAAAATTATATGAAGGTGATAAGGTAATTCAAAGTAGGTTCGGTCAATCAATACGATTTAGTGGGTATAATAATGAAGAAAAAAGTTTTTCTCCAAGTATCGTAATAAGAAACAGACAAGGAAGTAAATCACTTAATGATTTAAAAATAGGAGAAATTGTTGAAGAAAATTTTGTTGATGATGGTTCTACAATAGCTTTAACAAGTTTTGATAAATCACTAAATTTTACTCCTGGTACAGTAGATACTCCATTAGAAACAGAACCAATATATGCAGAAGAACCTGAATTAAAAGGAACTGACCAAATTTTAATTAATAGTGGTAGAATTATTTTATCTTCTAAAGATTCTGAAATGTTATTTTATTCCAAAGGAAACTATTCATTTATATCTGATGGTAAATTAACAATTGACAATGGATTAGATGGTGCTGATATGGATTTCAATGGAGATGTTTTAATTACTACCAATGATAACGATTTTAAATTACTTGCCGGAGCCGGGGAAATATGGTTAAATACAGATGAAGGTGGGAAATCACCTGGTACCAACCAACAAGAACCACTTGCAAGAGGACAAACGTTAATTGATATTCTTGCCGAACTATGTGAAGCTATAAATGCTCAAATATTTTCAACACCTGCAGGCCCAACTGCATTAGGACCAAACAACCGCGGAGATTTCAATAAAATAAAATCTAAATTAGATACTATACTATCAACTATTAATTATACAGAATAACTCATGTCTTTCTCTATATTCAAACAAAATATGTTATCCTTCATGAGTAATCAAGAAAGTATAAACTCTTCTGATGAATTTGCAAAGAAACTAACTCAGGAATATGATATGTGTATTAAGAGGGGATTTCAACAACCTAGTCTTATTCCAGCCTTCTCTGTTCCATTGGGAAAGGGAAATGTTGATTTAATGGAAACTCTTTTAAAGTTGGCATGTGTAAAGGCATTAAATATAAAAAAAGGAAATCACACCTTTATAGATGATATAGGAAAATCTATTCAAGGCGGATATTGGGTAGGTGCAGAGATATCTACTTCGATTCCACCAATAGGAGTTACCCCACCTGCCTTCATGAATATTAGTACAACATTAGCAATGGTAAGTAATCCTGGTAAGTGGACCCCAATCGGACCAACTCCATCACTAGATGATACAAATATTTTTTTAGATATATTAATTGCATCAATGCAAATACATCTTACAACAATTGCGGGAACATATATCATGGAATCATTATACCCTGGTCTTCCAGTAATAACTGCTCCATCGATATTACCATTTGTCGGATATTCGGTTCTATAACCATAAAAGTAAAGTAGATATATTTATATTAAGAACAATAGATTTAAAAAATGAATAACAAGCAATTAATTAAAGTAATAAGAGCTCTTGTGGAAGTGGAATCCGCTAAACAACAAGAGCGTTTTTTATCGAAAACTTTTCCAAAAATATTGGCAGAGGAAGTAAATAAAAGATTAGCAGAGGCGAAGGGAGGTGTAGTCAGCGTTCCCTCATCGCAAGTAGTTGAAGATGTAGTAGACCCATTTCAACAAGCAGAACTTGCATTACAGGAACAAAGACACGCACCAAAAAAACAATTTTCAAAGAACCCTATATTAAATGAGGTATTAAATAACACACAACCATTTTCTCAATCACAACGAGCAGCTGGTGGACAAGCTCAAGGAGCTTCTGTATTAGATACTTTACCACAACAAGCACCAATTCAAGAGAGTATGGATAAGACATTATCCTTTACCTCTAATGGAGCCGCTGGTGGTACTGAAATGATGAGAACACAAATGGCACAGAAAATGGGATATGGCGATGTTCCATCAAGGCCAAGTAAAACTGGATTGGGAGTAAGAACTGGATTACCTGGTTTAGATAAAATATTAAACAGAGATAACTCTGAATTAGTTAAAAAGTTTAAAAGATAATGCAAGAACTAGTATCTATATTTATTGTACTCTATGCGGTTAAAATTTTAGTTAACGTATTTAGAGGTGATAGTGATGGGTGTAGTAAGTGTAATTGTGGGAGTAAATAAAAATGGCTTATATTCTTGATAAAAAAGTAGTAAAAGATACCGAAGAGTTTAACGACTTTGCGTATGGTATTACTTTGCCTGTTCAAAGAGGCAATACAGGAATGTTTGCACAGGCATTTTCTTCATTTGAACAAGCTAAATCAAACTTAAAAAATTTGTTATTGACTTCAAAGGGTGAACGAATTTTCCAACCAAATTTTGGTACTGGTCTAAAATCACTATTATTTGAACAGAACACAGAACAGTTGGCTGAAAATATACAAGAAGTAATTACAAGTAGTGTTGCTTTTTGGTTACCTTATATTAATATAGATGAAATTGATGTAAAAATGACAGATGAGATGAAGGATAATAATAGAGCGGAAGTATCATTAAAATTTACAGTAGGTAATCAAATAGATTTACAAGAAATAACATTTACAGTTAGAGGATAAATAAGATATGGCATTAAATAGTGTAACAAAAAAAAGTAATCAAGGAAGAGATATAAAATATATCAATAAAGATTTTTCTAGTTTTAGAGAAAATCTAATTGAATACTCTAAAACTTATTTTCCTAAAACATATACTGATTTTAACGAATCTTCTCCTGGAATGATGTTCATAGAGATGGCATCTTATGTTGGAGATGTTTTATCTTATTATGTAGATGATTCATTGAAAGAATCATTGATGTTATATGCTGAAGATAAGAAAAATGTATTAGCACTGGCAGAATATTTGGGATATAAACCAAAAGTAACATCGCCTGCTATTGGAAAGTTAGCAGTTTATCAACTAGTACCAAAAATTGGAAGTGGTGATACAATAAAACCTGATTCAAAATATTATTTAAGAATTAAGGAAGGAATGGCCATAAACAGTTCCGAAGGAACTACATTCAGAACTACTGAATTAGTAGATTTTAATGTACAAGATGATAGAGAAATAACAGTATATGAAACAGACGGTTCGAATGAACCAACAAAGTATCTAGTAAAAAAATATGTAAATGTAATATCGGCCGAATTAAAAACAATTACGGTAGATTTCACAACACCTCAGCAGTTTTCAAAAATAAATTTAGGAGAAAATAATATAATTGATATTTACGATGTACGAGATTCTAATGGAAATAAGTGGTATAAGGTTCCTTATCTTGCACAAGAAATGGTTTATATTGATTACGCAAATTCAGAACAAACCGATAAAGACTTAGTTCAATTTAAAGATTCAGTACCAAACGTTCTTAAAGTAATTAAAACTTCAAGAAGATTTACAACTAAAGTAAATGAAGATAATACTACAACAATTGTGTTTGGTGGTGGAAATCAAACTAATGATGAAACTTTAATTCCAAACTTTAAAAATGTAGGATTGGGATTAAATAACTCAATAGATAAATTAAGTGCATCATTTGACCCATCTAACTTCCTAAAAACAAAATCATATGGACAAGCTCCTTCGAACACAAAACTAACAGTTTCGTATCTAGTAGGAGGTGGAGTACAGTCAAATGTACAGTCAGGAACCATTACCGCAATAGAAAGAATTGAATTTGATGAAGATACTTCATTTTTTACATCAAACGAATTATCGGCCTATAACGAGGTTAAAAATTCAGTTGCAGTTGATAATGAAGAACCAGCAACCGGTGGTAAGGGTGCAGATACGATTGAAGAAATTAGAGAAAATGCTCTAGCAAACTTTGGTTCACAAGATAGAGCAGTAACAAGAAAAGATTATCAAGTTAGAGTTTTATCATTACCAGCAAAATATGGTGCAATTGCTAAAGCATATTGTGCACCAGATGGGGAGTTAGATATGAATTCACCTAGTTCTATCTTATCGAGTAATGATTCTTTGGAAGAATTTACAAGTTTAGTTCAAAGTTTAAGAGATAAGGATTTAACAGAACAACAAGTAAAAGATGAAGTAACTAAATTTCTTGCGAACAAGAAAAGTTCAGTTAATGAAAAAAATAATCCATTTGCAATTAATTTATATGTACTTGGATATAATTCAAACAAAAACCTATCAAATCTAAATAGAGCGGTAAAAGAAAATTTAAAAACTTATTTAAGTGAATATAGATTACTTACCGATGGTATTAATATTATAAATGGATTTGTTATTAACATTGGTGTTGATTTCGAAATCCGAGTTTATGGTGGATATAACAAACGCGAAGTATTAACAAGAGTAACAACAGAACTTAGAAATTATTTCAATGTTGATAATTGGACATTTAATATGCCAATTAATATTTCTGAAGTTGAGTTATTAATAGCGGGTGTTGAAGGAGTACAATCAGTACCAAAATGTGAAATTACTAACAAGTGTTTAGGAAATTATTCTTCAAATTCATATAATATACAAGAGGCAACTAAAGGTAAAATGGTTTATCCATCTTTAGACCCTGCGGTATTTGAATTGAAGTTTCCAAACAAAGATATAAGAGGGAGAGTAATATAATGTATTATTTTGTAACATCATCTAAAGATTCAACTGTTTACTTACAACAACCAACACAAAATACTGGTTTTGATGAGATATTAGAAATATCTAAAACTTATTATGGAAATTTAAAAGACACTTCAAGAAGTTTAATTAAATTTGACACAACTGCGTTATCTCAATCAATTGTTAGTGGTGAAATAACTATGAGTAGCGCTGAGATGATTATCAGAGAAAGTGAATCATCAGAAATTTCAACAGATTATTCACTTTATGCATATCCTGTTTCTCAATCATGGGACATGGGAATTGGTACTAGGTTTGACAAAATATCAACAGATGGGGTAACTTGGAATACAAGAAAAACTTCAACCAATTGGTTAGTTGGGTCAGCATCACTAGAAAGTTCTGGTTCATATAATGGTAAAGGTGGAATGTGGTACACAGGATCATATGCATCTCAATCATTTAATTATCAATCTTCTGATATTATAATGGATGTAATAACTCCATTTACTTCTTGGATAAGTGGTTCTATTCCAAATGAAGGATTTATACTTAAACATGATTCATCATTAGAAAACGATACAACAGATTACGGTCAACTAAAGTTTTTTTCAAAAGAAACAAATACAATATATCAACCTAAAATAAGAATAGGATGGGATGATTCATCATTTACAACCGGTTCACTTACTGAACTTACCTCTGATGATATTCACGTAACGTTTAAGAGATTAAAAACAATATATAAGGTTGGAAGTTCACCAGAGATTAGAGTGTTCGGTAGAGAGAAATATCCTCTTAAAAGTTATACCAATACATACGCATATACTGATGTTAAATTTTTACCATCAACAACATATTATCAAATAAAAGATATAGTAACTGAAGAAGTAATAATTCCATTTAATGATAATTACACAAAGGTCAGTTGTGATTCAACCGGCAATTACTTTAAATTAAACTTAACTAACTTTGAATACAATCGAGATTATTATATAGAAATAAAAACAGTAAGAAGTGGTGTTGTTGAATACTTTATTGATAAGGATTTAACATTTACAGTAGAAAAATAAAAAATGGCTTTATCAGATAGATTTAGGATTAATGAACTTGTAAAAAAAGGTTCGAGTGTAATTAGAAGGGATTCTTCTAATCAAATTGTTGTGCAGAAAAGTAATGGCAAAGAAAAAAGACCTATTATATCAAAAGAAGCTCCATTTGGTTCCGTACCAATAAAGGGAAAACAAATATCCCCAAGATTTAAATCAGATTTAAATGAAGTAGATGACTCCTTTGTACAAGAACAAACATCGTTTGATGGAGAAACATCTGGATATATTGAAAAGCCAAAATATAATGAAGAAGAATTGCAAAAGGCAATTGATGTAAAGGTAGATGAGTTAATTAAAAAAGAAAAAATTAAAAAAGGCCCTTTTGTTAAACAAGAGATATATGATAAACTTAATGATAGGTTTAAGACCGGAACCGATGCGATAGAAGATTTAAGAGCTAAGTTGAATGATGCATTATCAAAAATTAGTGGATTGGAATCTCAAAATTTATCACTACAACAACAACTTGATGCGGCGTTACAACAAAGAGCAGTTGCAGAAAATCAAAATACAGTCGTTAGTGATAGATATGGGTCATTATTAGCTGATTTTCAAAATTCTATTATAAAAGGAACAAAGGAAGCTATCGAAAGAGTTTCACTTACAGCACAAGTGAGGGGTTTACAAGCACAGAAGATAAGTTTACAAGAACAACTTAAATTAAAAGACCAAATAGAAGAACAAGAAGAAGCACAACAAGAGGTTGCAGCAATACTTGCAAGTCTAAGTGGACCTGATAATTCATATGACCAAAAAGGAGAGAGTGGTTGGAAAGTACCCGAACCACATGAAGACCCGAATTTATTTGAAACTAGACAAATTCATTTTAGAAGTAACAGAGGAGGTTCAGGATGGGGTGGTTTAGATTCACTTGAATTATATAACTTTAGTGAAGAAGCAGAAATCACATGGTCTATTTCAATTAAAGCAGCTGGTGGTGGCCACGGAACTCCATGGTTAGGATTCTCAAAACAAAGTGGTACAATACCACCAAGAAGTGGTGAAACTCCTGGTAAAATAGAAATAGATGCAAAAAAAGTTAGAAATGTAAATTCTCCAAAAGGAAGAAGAAAAGAATTTACAGATGATATTACGCTAACTATTGGACAAGAAACTTATAATATAAAAGGTATAATGTATAGAAAATTAAGAAAAGGTGGCCACGGAAACTAATATATTATGGCAGAACAATATTTTAAAGAAATAGTAGACAGAAGAGGATACAAAGTAGACTCTGAAGATAGAGCGGTATTTGAAAAAGAAATATCTAAATCTAACTTTGGGTTAGGTTGCGCTGATATGATTGAATTTATTTTATATGATTCATCTAACAATCAACTACCACAAGGAGATTCTGGTAACTTAGTTCGTTATATTTACATTGATGATTCGAATATTAATGATTATTTTATAATTTCAAAAAGTAATAAAACTAAAAAGAAAAACGATACAACTGAATTTATTGTTGATTTAGAAAAACTTATAGTAGAAGCAGGATATTCAAATGGAATATTCAGAACCCAAGTAACCTTATTAAATAGAAGAACCGGTGTTGAAAACTCACCAAATAATAATTTATGGATACATGAAATTTCACCATCAAGAACAGAAATTAGATTATTACCAAACCGAGCAAAAAGCATAAATAAAGATTTAGAAAAAAGATACTCAGTTTTTACAGAGGAAAAAAACTTTAGAGATGATGTAATTTATTATGTAAATGTTTTTATAGAAAATATAAATGTACAAAAAGTATTAGAAGATTTCTTTGTAATAAAAGGAACAGAGGCCGATGGTAAAAAATATATTGAATTAATTTTAAAAGAATTTAAAATAGATAGTTTTGAATTATTCATTCAAAGAATTAAATCAAAATTTATTCAATCAATGCAATATTATTCTCAAAAAAGAATTTGGGATATTAATAATAGTAACTATGGTAAACCAATTGGAGACGAATATGACTGTGTTGACCTAAGTATTTCAGATATAGAGAATGCATCATTTCAATCATTAATAAGATGTATTGATTTTTATTTACCAAAAAGAAATATAAAAACCAAAAGTGTTTTAACAAAAGAAGAACAGATTACTTTAGATGAAGTTAAGTCTATACTTAAATCAAGTACCTCTAATGAAGTTTATGATTCGACTATCCCAGATAGTGCAGAAGTAAGTGGTTGTACAGACCCTAATTCATTAAACTATAACAAATATGCAACAGTAGATAATGGCACGTGTATATATGCAGAAGAAGCAGAGATAAAAGGATGTACAGACCCTAATTCATTAAACTATAATCCAAACGCAACAACAGATGATGGTAGTTGTACATACAATGAAAATACCGTAACTAAAAAATATTATGTTTGGTCTACTGATACAAACATTAAATGGAAAAAAAATGGAGTTGCTGACACTATTAACGGAGTGATGTATGATTCATTCTCTATTACACACGATGTTGGGTCAATAAAATGGTCAGAAGATGTTAGAGAGGTTCCTAAATTAAAAGAAAGTACAGTCAACACATCATATTATTTATTACAAAATATTGGAACATCAAATGATGATGAAAAAAAACAAATTAACGAATCTGATCCTGTAAAAAGCATAGGTACTGTTTCAATTTCATATAGAAATGCAACCGGTGCACTTACAAAATCATCAAATATATCTCCTGGAAGTTCCACAACCATTTGTGCACAAGAAGGTAGTATAGTAGGCTGGCCAGGAGTTACTATAACAAAACAAGGAGTTTGTGGAGGAACTAATAATAATAATGATATAATTATAGATGGAGGAATTGTTTTAGATAATAATGATTATAATTATTTTGATAATGATAATAATGATATAATTACAATAACTGCAGATAAAACAATCAAGGAGAAATAATGCCACATTCAAATAAACAACATATTCCCCCATCAAGACCAGGTAAAAGAAGGGGACAAATTGCAATAGATGGAGATAGCGGCGCGGTTGGTAGATGGGAATGGAATGGGAGAAGATGGATAGATGCAACCATAGAACAGGCCGGAGCCGTAGTTAGAAATTTAGGCAGAGCAATTCAATCAGGCGGCGGCCCCTCTGAGAACGCATTAATACAACTTGGTAAAATATCTGGTCCAGTAACAGTAATGAATGATGGTACACGAGTTACTTCAACTGGTATTGTGGATTCTCTTAATAACCCAATTAATAAAAACGAGTTACAAGATGTAATTCCTAAAACAATAAATACATATAACACACCAGATAATACTATTCAACTTAATATTAAATCACTTCCAATTGGAGGAACGGTTGTTGTAAATGGAAATGATACAAAACATACAACCAACAATCCAATAATTTTTAATGGAAAAGAACTACTTACACCAAAAACAATTACAGTAACAAAGGGTAATAGAAAATCAAAAGATAGATATAGAGTATATACGGTAGAACAAACTATTACAAAGGATGTCAGGCCATTAATTAACTTTGATGAGTTCGAACTGCTCCCAGTAAATCCAGATACTCAAACATTTAATATAAATAATGATGGTTCTCAATACTTAGGATTTCAAAAAGTAGAATCTACACAACTTAATCCGAGACCTCTTGCAGTTGGAACTATTGATTTTAAATTTTATCAATTAAGAGTTGAAAAAAATGGAAAAGAAATAAATGTTAATAATCAAATTAATGAAATAACAAGTACCATAAACAAATCCTTTTCAGTAGATTTAAATTTTAAACTAACCGAAGATATTATAATAGATACTCCCACGCCAACTCTTTATTCATTAGAAATTGAATCTAATATTGGTAATGATGGGGATATTAAATATTCTACATCTTGGGGAGAAGTTGGATTTCTTGAAGATGAAGGATTGTTAACTTTAAATCACAAACCACCATCAATTCCAGGGGATACTTTATATGTTGATTTCTTTGCAAATGGAATAACCGATTTATCTCATACAGTAAGTTATGAAATTCAAAAACCAACAAACAAATCAATACAAACCATTGATTCACTTGAAACACGAGTAAAATTAGAATCAGGTATTACAAAGATTATTGTTAATTCGGTTAAGATACCCAAAGATGATGTAAAAAAACCTCTTTTAAATGTTTCAATAGATAATTTAAAATTTAATATTAAATCCAAAGAGGATACAAAAATTGTTTATAATACATCAAACACGGATACTGTTGTTTATACACTAGGAAAAACAACAAGAACATTAAAACCAAACGGAACCATTATTTTAAATAAAGATGATTTTTATAATGGTATAGGTAATTACATAATTTATTTACAACCCAATTCAAAAACAGCGGGCAGTGGAGATGTAAAAAGAATTAATATTAATGTATTAAGTTCTGAGTACCTACCAGGACCAGATATTACTCATATAAATTATCCACAAAACATAAAAGGAGCGGATTTCAAAGGATTTGATGTTCCCTTTAATATTAGTTGGCAATCTATAAACACTAATTTTATTTATGTTTATGCGGGAAAATATTCTAAAGATACTAAATCTAATTTCTTAGGAAAGTTTGAACCAAATGGAAATGCTAAATTTAAAGTATTAGATGTTATAAAGGCATCAAAAACCAATATTAATGAAACATCAGATGTAGTTCAGTTTTCTTTAAACTTAGTTCCATATAACATTGAGGGCAATGAGAAAACAGAAGGAAAGATTGAAGTAATAAACATTACTTTTGACAAAGGAGATTTAACATTACCCCGAGAAATTGTAATTAATGATATTAAAGAAAGCTTTAGAAGACAATTTGATAAAAGAATATTTGAAGATGTATCTCCGTTTCTTACACATTATTTACACTTAGGTGGTGGTAATAATAAATTAATAGCAACTTGGGATGTTGATAAAAATACTTTATCATCATTTGTAGATGATTTAGAAACAAATACAACAAAAAAAACAAAAGAAGTAAAATCTTTAGTTTTAAAACTATATGAACCATTACCTCAAGATATAAGTTTAAATCATAAAATTTGGATATCAAAAATTCAATCAATTCCTATAATTGATACAATTACGATTATAGATGGTGAAACTGCAGAATGCACTCCACTATCGCCAAACTTTAATTTAGATGTAGGTGATGATATAGGATATCAAATTCTTGATGATTTAATAGGAAGTGGTTCAACAACTTCAACAGATGTTGTTAATCAATTTATTTCTTCCAGTGATTTTGACTTATCTAAACTTAATATATCATATGTAACAAGTTCTACGGAAGTAGTAGAATCAGAATCTGGTAAAATAAAACAAGATACAGGAGTACATGGTTATAACTGGCCAGCATTTGTAAAATATTCATCTGCAGAAGAAAGAGGAGCAAACTTTTTATATAAAGTTAAACTAATAGAATCATATGAATCAAAATACAATAGTTTATTATCTGGTTCTGCATCAACCGGTTCTATTGATATTAAAAATGAAAAAGACAAAACATTAACAAAAATAAATGATGTTAAAAAAGGACTTGATTCATTTGAAAAATTCTTATATACAAGTTCATCAATAAGTGATATAACTTATCCTGGTGCAGGAGGAAATGCACTTTCGGCATCATCGGATTCAACTGTAACATCTTGGTATCTTGGTTTACAAACCTCTGCCGAAAACTATGATTATAATAATAAATCAAGATTTGTAAACAATCTACCACAACACATACAGGAAGATAATCAAGGTGCAGAATTTACCTTATTCTTTGATATGATAGGCCAGCATTTTGATAATATTTGGGCCCATATAGAAGGTATTTCAAAATCAAATAAGGTTGAAAATAAATATAACACAGGTATTATAAATGATTTAGTTTATCATATGTTAGAATCTCTTGGATGGGATGCTGACATGGGAGTTAAATCACAACTACTTTGGGAATACGCATTTGGAAAACACTCCGATGGTACTGTTGTAAGTAATACAAGTGGTAAAGATAGACAACATGAAATTTGGAGAAGAATATTAAACAACCTACCATATTTAAACAAACACAAAGGTACGAAGAGAGCTCTTCATGCTGCCTTAAGTATATATGGTATTCCACAATCACTTTTAACTGTGATGGAATTTGGAGGACCTAAAGACCCAACTACTGGGGGTACAACTAAATTTACATTTGAAGATAGAACTGCCGCAATTGGTATAAATAGTTCATCTTCAATTACTATTCCTTGGAAAAAATATAATAGTGATTATTCAAATGATTATCCAAACTCGGTTGAAATTACATTAAATACTAATGAAAAACAAGACCAACAGATTATATCAGCTTCAAACTGGTCATTGGATATATTGTCCGAAGATACTGGTTCACTTGCTACAATACAACTAACAGTAGGAGCGGAATCTGCATCTACAAATCCAATGCCTATATTCAATGATGAATATACTCAGATAGTTGTAAATCGAGTTAGTGGTAGTTCTTCTGATACTTTTGAACTTTTTGCAAAAGAAGGAATTCAAGGAAGAATACGAAATGAAATGAGTGCTTCATTATCATCAACAACTAAAGCATGGACAAGTGGTAGTGAATTTAAAATAGGAGGAAACACACTAACTGCATCGATTGATGAGGTTAGATTGTGGAGAACTGCATTAAGTGAAGTAAACATTAATAACCATACTTTATTACCTGATGCAATTGATGGTAATCACATATCAGCTTCAACTACTGATTTAATTTTCAGAAATGATTTTGAATATCCAAAGAATAGACATACAAGTGGAGATGCTGATATTAAGAATGTTGCTTTAGTAACAACTTATTGTACTTCTTCTGTAGCTAGTGGATTTGAGAACATTGGTGATTATCCATATCAATATATTCCATATGATAGAGATGTAACCGCAGATGTACCATCTAGTGGATTTAATGTGGGTAATAAGATAAGATTCGAAACACAAACTACAATATCAGATTTAACTTATAAAAGTAGAGCAACTAAAAAATCATTTGATAACGCTCCAATTGATTCAAATAGATTAGGATTATTTTTCTCACCAATTAAAGAGATTAATATGGATATCTTAAAATCCCTTGGTGGATTTGATATAGGAAACTATATTGGTAATCCTGCAGATGATTATTCTGACGAATATAGTGATTTAAAAACATTAAGAAATTATTACTTTGATAGATACTCATTAGATATAAACCAATATATTCAATTGGTTAGATATATAGATAAATCATTATTTGATGTATTGGAATCATTAGTACCTGCAAGAGCTAAAGTTTCAAGTGGATTGTTAATCGAACCACATATACTTGAAAGAAGTAAAGTAGAATTAAGACCTACTACTGCATCTTTACATGGATATGAATCATCAATAGATACACGAGAAAATATAATAATTAATTCATCAAATGAAGTAATAGAATCTTTATTAACGGCTTCTGCAGATATAAGTTTAAGTGGAACAAACGATAATTATTTAACAATTATATCAGCATCTGATAATCATAATGTAACTGGAACAAATAATGGTTACATGGGTACAATCAGTCAATCTGATAACTTAGTTGCAACCGGAATAATAACAAGAAATTCTGGCTCAGATATGGGAGGAATTTCTTTTACAGTAAACGCACAATTTAGCCAATTGGTTCAAGGTGAATATGATTCAACCGCATATCAACAGATAGGAATGGGTCCTGATTCATTATCGGTATTAGGATTTGGTTTATATGGAACCGATGGTAATACAATACGAACTAGATTAGATAAAAATAATAATTTTGTAAAAGAAAGAATAAAAGTATTTTTATTAAAAGAATCATACACAGAAGATGTACCACAGAATATAAATTCAGCGGATTCTTCATTAGGAACCGAGTTAGTAACAGTAACAAAATTTAAACACAAAGTAAACATTTTACCATTTACTGGTTCTAATGGAAGTGAATCAATAAATCCAGTTGTTACTGGTTCTATTGTAGAAGTTACCCCATTAGATGGATACTTCCCAACTCATTACAGAAATATTGGTGATTTAACAAGTGGAATGGAAAATTCATTCTTTAATGGTTCTAAACAAACGGCATCAACTACCTTAGATGGTGGTTCACCTGTTCAAACATTTACAACTAATCCGAATACTCTACGAGTTTCAGATTCACAACGAGGTAGTGGGGAACCAATTCTCGAAGTTGATTGATTTAAGAGGTAGATTAACAAAAAAGACGATAATTAATTAATTTTATAAAATACTTATATTTATATATTGAATAACAAGAAGGAAATAAAACTATGGCGTATTTAAATAACACAGAAATTACAGTAGATGCAATTCTTACCAAGAAGGGTAGAGAAAAACTTGCATCGGGTGAAGGCCTTAATATTACCAAATTCGCATTAGGTGATGATGAGGTAGATTACACACTATATGAACCGGCACATCCAAAAGGAAGTGCATACTATGATTCTGCAATCAAAGCAATTCCAATCACCGAAGCTTCGCCAGACGAAACTCAGGTACTGAAATACAAATTGGTAACTTTACCAAAAGGAACAACTAAAATTCCAAAAGTAGAATTTGGTATTCCATCTATATCGGTAAATCAAAATTCAGGCCAAGTTCAACTTTCCCCTACAACCTCACCAAGTGGTAATACACAAAGTGGATATACTGTTATTCTTTCTAACAAGAACGCAGGTTCAATTGTTGGAAGTGGATTATCAGCAGGAGCTAGTTCAACACCATCATTCTTAGGGGATGAAATAACAGCTACCGCTGCAATAGAAACAGGATTAGAATTTACTTTCATTCCAAATCCAAATATAAATGTATCAATTCAATCAACTATTACGGTTTATGGTAACGAAACTGGTGGTTCTCAGACTATCCCTGTAACAGTTACTTATGTACAACCAAGTTAATAAAAGGAAAATAAACAATGGCAAATATTCAAGGACAAGCAGGAGTAAATTTAACATCAGAGTTAGCAAATTATTTAGATGCTAATCAAGGTAATCTTACTTCTGAACAATTATCACAAATCATAAATCAGTATTTAACTGGTGGTGATAAATTAGGTGCAAGTGGAGGTCAGATTTCTACTGGTATTTACAAAAGATTTGGTGAATTTGACCAAGTTAATGGTAAAGTAGAAGTTGTTACTACTGGTTTATGGAGTGGAGATACCGGAAGTTTAACTTCCTTCTACACATCATCAACTCAAGCAACATCGGAAAATTCAGATTACTACTTAAACGTTTTTGATGATGCGGCCGCAACAGCTGTACAATTTGCTATATCATATGGAAACAAAGTTGGTGGAGGTTCTATCTCTTTAGAAAATGATGATAGTTCAACTTTAGCAAGTAAAGCAACATATGCACAATATAAAAGTATACTTCTTGACCAAGGTGATGATAAATTTAAATTCGCCTCTTCTTCTGGAGCAACCTTTGATTCAGATGACATCTATGTAATTAATTTATCTCGTGCTAGATATAAAGAAAAAATGGATGCAGGAAACTGGTCATTAAAACTAAGTGGGTCTTCAGGACTTGCAACATTAATTGATGATAGTGGAAAAAAATTCTCAGATTCAGTTGGAAAAGCAGGTAGAATATTTGATATAGTAAGTGGTTCATTAAATTTAGGCACTGAATCGGAAGCAACAATTGGTGGAAGATATGATTCAAATGGTAGAGGATTTGGTAAATTCTATCCTGACCAAGGTATCTTAGTTCTTAACCCAACTGCAGTTTCTGATAAATTTGGAACATCTATTGATAGTGGTTCTATCGGTGGTTCCTCAATTTATAGTGGAGTTGTAAGAGAAGGTAAAAATCATTTCTTACTTCATAACATGATTAGTGGAGGTTCAGATTTCCAAGCAAGAAGAACAGAAAATGTTTCTACTTCACATTATTTCGTAAGAGCAACAAACAGAGAGTTTAACTTCTCTAACAACCCAACATACACAACAGGTTCAGATAATTCATTCGCTGAATCAACATTTGAGAAAGACCCTAAAACGTTTATCACAACAGTTGGATTATATAGTGATTCAAATGAAATGGTTGCTGTGGCTAAAACATCACAACCAATTCCAAAATCATTTGATAAAGAAGTTCTAATAAAAGTTAAACTTGATTTCTAAAAATTAAACTAGACAGAATTGATGTGGTTGTAAACACATCGTTCACAAATATAACCCCACCACAAAGTGGGGTTTTTTGTTTCCATATATTTATATAGAGGAATAATAGCTATATGTTAAAAACAATACAAAAATCTAATATATCTAAAAGGAGCTTTAAAGTATTTAAAGACTTCACAATTACTAGTGGAAACGAGCCTTATAACATAAACATAATTTCGGCTTCAATTGAATCAAATTTATTTGATTCGGGTTCTTCTCTATTCATATCATCATCAAATCAACCAAAAATATTTACTCATCCACTTTATGAATCAATAAAAAGTAAATATTATATTAATGATGGTAACCCACTTACTCTTTTTGGAACTTCCACAAACTTAGGTAATATAGATACTGAACGAATCCTTTCATCTACAATTTATGTTTTATCAATTCCACAATCAAAATATGGTGAACAGATAAAACCTGGTTCTGTAAGATTAGTTGATGAGACAAACAATGTAGTATTTTCAGATACATCAGAAGGAAACATTCGTTCTGGTAATTCTACTTATACTCTTTTAACATTAAACTTTGATAGTGGTATAATAGAAATACAAGACAGAGATGGTGATATATTCACAGGTACAATATCTTCCTTTAATGCAGAAACTGGAATAGCGAGTGTAACACTTGGTGGAGTCACGCCGCCTGGTTTTACAATCATTAAACTTGATATAGAAAATGAAACTATTGAAACCGCAGTTAGATTGGATACTATTTTTACCGGCCTGGAAATAGATGAAAAGTTACAAGGAAATATATTCTATGCTGATGGATTGTTAATATTTAGTGGTGTAACTAACTTTCATGAATATTCTTTAACCTATAAGTCAACAAAAACAATATACGAAACAGAAGTATTTATAAACGCAAAAGCAGGTGAATTTAACTATTCACAAAATCCTTCTGCAGTAGACGTTGAAATTAGTGGTTCTTATGATTTCCAAACTACTTCTACATTTAATAATGAACCAGCTGGAATAAAAACAATTACACAAATAAACGATATTAAAAGAAAAGCATCAATAACAGGTTCTTATTCATCATCTATAAGTGGTTCATGGGATGACTATCATACATCAGCTTCAATAGACCCAACTGGTTCTTACTTGGCTCCATATATTACAACAATTGGATTATATGATAAGATGGGAGAAATGGTTGCAGTTGCTAAATTACCTAAACCAATAAAGAATTTACCTGATTATGATGTAAACTTTATTATTCGTTTAGATACTTAATCTATATTTATATAATACAAAGGACAACTATTATGGCATCAATTAAAGACTTATACGACAAATCAGAATTTGCTAAACTTGCTGATTCCTCAAAAGACAAAACACCAATATCTGCAGATGATACTGGTAAGAAACTACACCAAGATGATAAAGCACTTGCAATCGCAAGAGGTGGTAAATTGAATGATAAAAAATATTCTGATTCAATTGCAAAATAATCAATTTGGGATTATTAATTAATCGTACTCATAAATGGGTATATATTCATATTCCAAAAACAGGTGGCACTTCAATTTCTCATATACTTAATAAAGTAACTGGAACAGAATCAATTGCAACTCATGGAAGTATAATAGAAGTAAAAGATAATATTTCGGATTATTTTAAATTTACAATGGTACGAAATCCATTTACACGATTCTTATCAGAATATTTTCACCAAATAAGAAATAATCAAACAAATAAAAATTTTGAATATTACATTAAAAGCGTAGATACAAAAGAATTACATTTGATTTCACAGAGTTATTATGTAACAACTCCGCTGGATAAAACTAAAGAACTAACTTGTATTTTAAAATATGAAAACTATATTAACGAAGTTAATTCATTATTTAAGAAAATAAATATTAATGAATCTATTCCACATCTAAATAAAAATCCAATTTACGATATACATCCAAATTTAAAACAACAACAATATTATAATTCTTTTTATACTGAAGCTTGGATGAAAGATTGGATTCGAGAAAGATATCAAGATGATTTCAAAATATTTAACTATGACATGGACTTACCAAGGTAGAATAATTAACGAACTACATGATATGCCAGACGGCACACATGGGTTTATATACAAAATAACAAATGGATTAACTGGTGAATATTACATCGGTAAAAAACAAGTACAATCTACTCGTAAGAGAAAGTTTGGTAAAAAAGAAACTGCTGCATTAACTGATAAAAGAATGAAGCGATATGAAATGGTTACCAAAGAATCCAATTGGGTAGATTATCGTTCCTCAAACAAAATCGTTAGTAATTGGTTTGATAAAGATGGAAGACCAAATCCAACTTCTAATGATACATTAGAATTAAAAATACTTAAATTTTGTGGAAATAAGAAATCTTTAACTTATTATGAGTTACAAGAACAGTTTTCACATAATGTATTAGCTGATGAATTATCTTTGAATGATAACTTATTAGGAAAGTTTTTCAGAAAAGACTTGGATATATCAAATTAATTTCGTATATTTACTATGTAAATAACTTAAAACGTAAAATTATGCGATACACAGTAAAAGTAGTAACACCTAAAAGTGGTACATACATCCATATAACGGATACTGATGATTATTCAGTAGCACAGAAAAGTGTAGATAAACAAATTCCTTTATGGGGTAAAGATAGCGTATGGATTTGTGATAATCATAATATGCCAGTTTGGATGTAAAAATAATCAAGAAAAGACTAGGATATATGGATTTAATTTCGTATATTTGTATCAATAAAAAATGTAAATATGCTTTCACACCACGAAAGACAAGAGGTTATTAATATATTAAATGATACTTTGGGGATTGGTACATCAATGAAAAACGATGAACAAGCTCATCATTGTCCATTTTGTCATCACCATAAGAAAAAACTACAAATTAACTTAACTACACAACAATGGCATTGTTGGGTTTGTGATGCAAAAGGAAAACGAATACAACGATTATTAAAAAGACTTAATGTAAATACACATAAGTTAAAGAAGATATATGAAATCTATGGTGATGATTATATTGTATATTCGGATAATAATGAGGATGAGAAAATAGAACTTCGATTACCAAGTGAATTTAAATCATTACTAATTGAACCAACAGGATTTAATCCTACATTTAAGAGGGTAGTTGAATACGCAAAACAACGTAATCTTACCACAGAAGATATTAGAAGATATAACATTGGTTATTGTGATGGTGGACACTATGCAGGTCGTATTATCATTCCTTCTTATGATATGGATAATAGAATTAATTACTTTATTGCACGTTCTGTATTTCCGGATGAACCATTTAAATACAAGAATCCACCTGTTTCTAAGAATGTTATAATGTTTGAAAACCAAATAAATTGGGATGAACCTATAACTTTAGTAGAGGGTGTATTTGATGCAATGGCAGTTAAACGAAATGCAATTCCTATACTTGGTAAATTTATACCTAAAAAATTAAATGAAAATATATATAAAAAGGGAGTAAAATCCATAAATATATTTTTAGATGAAGATGCTCAAGGACAGGCATTACATTATACAATGCAATTTACCAATCAAGGTATTACTACAAAAAACATCATTCCAACAGGTAAAGATGCAGCCGATATGGGATTTTCAGAAGTTAATAGCAAATTAAAAGAATCCAAACAAACAGGATTTAGTGATATTATATCACAAAAATTAAAAGGTTTATGACAATAAATAAGGTTTACCACCTTGCAGATTTACATATTAGAAATCTACAAAGGCACAAAGAATACAGACTGGTATTCAAAAAATTCTTAAAACAAGTAGTAGAGGATGATATCCAAGATTCGGTTATTTATCTCGCTGGTGATATTGCTCACGCTAAAACAGAGATGAGTCCTGAGTTACTTCAAGAAATATCTTGGTTCTTTACGGAGTGTGCAAAATTAAGAGAAACTATTATAATAACAGGTAATCATGATTGTAACTTAAACAACAATCACAGATTGGATGTATTAACTCCAATAATAGAAAATCTAAAGAATCCACGTTTACATTATTTACGAGATACTGGTGTATATCCAATTCACAATCTTACCTTTGTTGTCTATTCTATATTGGATGATAAAGAGAATTGGCCAAAGGGCAAAGATGTTGAAGGTGAAAATACAATCTGTCTTTTTCATGGACCGGTAAACAAAGCACAAACAGATATTGGATATATTGTTTCTTCAAATTCCTTCCAAGTGGAAATGTTTGATGGATTCGATATGGCTATGTTAGGAGATATCCACAAAAGACAAACCTTTGGTAAAGGATACGAACACATTGCTTATGCAGGTTCTATGGTTCAACAGAATCATGGTGAGATGTTAGAGAATCATGGATATCTATTATGGGATATTCCTACAAGAACATTTACCGAACACCATATTCATAATGATTATGGATTTATAACTGTTGATGTGATTGATGGAAAAATACCACAATGGGTATATGATGAAGTTAATACTAAACTTCCAAAGAATCCAAGATTACGATTACGATTTACAAATACAGGAGGAGCAGAGATGAAACTTCGTATTACAGAATTAAAGGAAATATTTAAAGTTGCAGAAGTAACAGTTACACGAACTGATACAATGGGTCAACTTAAACAGAATAGTAAACTAAATAAAAACATAGTTGGTAATGTTAAAGAAGAAACATTTCAGAACCAATTAA